GGGCGCGGGGGGCCGGGGCGCGGGGGGCCGGGGCGCGGGGGGCCGGGGCGCGGGGGGCCGGGGCGCGGGGGGCCGTCGTCCACACCGGGGGCCGGGGAGGGGGCCGGGGAGGGGCGGGGCCTCTGCCGACGGCGGGACGCCCTTCCGCCCGGCGCCCGCGCGCGCGAGGTCGTAAATCCGTCGGGCCGCGGCCACCACGCCCCCGGGCCGCCGTTAAATATCCCCGCGGCCGGGCCCGGGCCACCCGCCGCCGAGAGCGAGCACCCGGCCCGCGCCTCCCGCCGCCGCCGCCGCCCTCGCGTCCCCGCCGAGCACCGGGCCCGCCGGCACGCCCGCCAGACCCCCGCCCCCCCCGAGAGCGCAGAGCGCGGCCGCGAGCGGACCGAGAGGACCGACGGGCGCGATGGCGAGCGCGACGAGCGACGCGTTCATGCAGACCGCCTGCCCGGCCGACGCGGCGGAGCAGCTCGAGGCCGAGCACGCGGAGTGGGCGCAGCTGGGCTGCGGCGCCGTGCCGCCGCCGCCCGCCTCCGCCTCCCGCCCCTCCCGCGCCGCGGTGGCGGCCTACGTCGGCGAGGTCGTGGACCGCATGAAGGCGCAGTCGCGGGTCGACGAGCGCGTGTACGTGAAGTGCGGGCAGCTCGTGCACCTGCGCGTGCGCGCCCGCGGCGTGCCGCTGGACGCCTGGCTCGCCTCGGCCGAGCTCGCGCTCCTGCCCGAGGTCGCGGAGCGCCTGCGCGCCCACCGCGCCTTCGTGGAGGTCTCGCTCCGCTACTTCGAGCTCACCGAGTACGCCGCCCTGCGCGCGCTCGGGCTGCAGTCGGCGCTGAAGTACGAGGAGATGTACCTGGCCAAGCTCGAGGGCGGGGCGCTGGAGTCCATGGGCCAGTTCTTCGCGCGGATCGCCGCGACGGCCGCCACGTGGACGATGCGGGAGCCGGCCTTCGGGCGCGCGCTCGTCGGCGAGGCGCCCTCGTGGAGCGCGGTGTTCAACGCGTACCTGACGGCGCTGTACCGGCAGCTCGTCGTCCCCGCGACGCCGATCATGCTCTTCGCCGGCCGCGCGCGCGGCTCGCTGGCCAGCTGCTACCTGCTCAACCCGGGGGTGACCAGCAGCACCGAGGCCGTGGAGGCGATCACCACGGAGGTCGCGCGGATCCTGCTCAACCGCGGCGGGATCGGGATCTCCTTCCAGAGCTTCAACCGGACGGCCTCGGGCGACTGCAAGCGGGGCATCATGGGCGCGCTGAAGCTGCTGGACTCGATGGCCATGGCCATCAACAGCGACAGCGAGCGCCCCACGGGCATCTGCGTGTACATCGAGCCCTGGCACTGCGACGTGCGCGCCGTGCTGAACATGCGCGGCATGCTCGCCCGGGACGAGTCGACGCGCTGCGACAACCTGTTCAGCTGCCTCTGGGTGCCGGACCTGCTCTTCGAGCGCTACCTCGCCCACCTCGGGGGGCGCGAGGGCGTCGTGTGGACGCTCTTCGACGACCGCGCGGCGCACCTCGGCCGGCTGCACGGCGCGGCCTTCGCGGCCGAGTACGAGCGGCTGGAGCGCGAGGGGCTGGGCGTCGAGGCCGTGCCCGTGCAGGACCTGGCCTTCCTCGTCGTCCGGAGCATCGTCATGACGGGGAGCCCCTTCGTCATGTTCAAGGACGCGTGCAACCGCCACTACCACATGGACACGGCCGGGGACGCGCTGACGGGCTCCAACCTCTGCACGGAGATCGTGCAGCGCGCGGACCCCGACGCCCACGGCGTGTGCAACCTGGCCAGCGTCAACCTGCCGCGCTGCGTGCGCGAGGGCGAGGGCGGCGCGCTCGCCTTCGACTTCGCCGCGCTGTCCACGGCGGCCGCCACGGCCGCCATCTTCGTCAACGCCATGATGCTGGGCGGGCAGTACCCCACCGAGAAGGCCGCGCGCGGCGTGGCGCGCCACCGCTCGCTGGGCATCGGCTTCCAGGGCCTGCACACGCTCTTCCTGGAGCTCGGCCTGGACATGCTCTCGCCCGCCGCGCGGCGGCTGAACGTGGAGATCGCCGAGCGCCTGCTGCTAGCCATCATGGCCACCAGCGCCACGCTGTGCGAGTACGGCTGCGCGCCCTTCGAGGACTTCGCGCGCAGCAAGTTCGCGCGCGGGGGCATGCCCTTCGACGGCTACGAGGGCGTGGCCCTCTCGCTGCCGCGGGCCTGGGCCCGGCTGCGGGAGAAGGTCGCGCGGCACGGGCTCTACAACGCGCAGTTCGTCGCCCTCATGCCGACCGTGTCCTCGTCGCAGGTGACGGAGGGCAGCGAGGGCTTCTCGCCCGTCTTCACCAACATGTTCAGCAAGGTCACGATGAGCGGCGAGCTGCTGCGCCCAAACCTGCCGCTGATGCGCGCGCTGCGGCGGCACTTCACGCGCGAGGCCAGCCGGCTCGGGGCCGTGCGCGCGCTGGACCGCGAGCAGTGGTCGGTGACCGCCGCGCTGGGCGAGCTCCCGCCGGAGCACCCGCTGGCCAGGTTCAAGACGGCCTTCGAGTACGACCAGGAGCGCCTGATCGACCTGTGCGCCGACCGCGCGCCGTTCGTGGACCAGAGCCAGTCGATGTCGCTCTTCGTGACAGAGCCAATGGACGGGAGGGTGCCCGCCTCCCAGATCATGCGGCTCCTGGTGTACGCCTATAAGAAGGGCCTCAAGACGGGGCTCTACTACTGCAAGATCCGCAAGGCCACCAACAACGGCGTCTTCACGGGCGGCGATCTCGTGTGCTCCGGGTGCCACCTGTAGCGGCAGCGCGGCGGGCGCGATGGCGGAGGCGGGAGCGGCGGCGGGAGCGGCGGCGGGAGCGGCGGCCCCCACACGTAAATACACATACTTTTACGAGCCCGAGTGCCCGGACATAGACCGCCTGCGGTCGCTCAGCGTGGCGAACCGCTGGCTGGAGACGGAGTTCCCCCTGGCGGACGACGCCAAGGACGTGGCGCGGCTCAGCGGCGCCGAGCTGGAGTTTTACCGCTTTCTGTTCGCCTTCCTCTCGGCCGCCGACGACCTCGTGAACGTCAACCTCGGGGACCTGTCCGAGCTGTTCACCCAGAAGGACATCCTGCACTACTATATCGAGCAGGAGTCCATCGAGGTGGTGCACTCGCGGGTGTACAGCGCCATCCAGCTGCTGCTCTTTAAGAACGACGCGGTGGCGCGCGCGGGCTACGTGGAGGGCGCCCTCGGCGACCCGGCGGTCCGGCGCAAGGTGGACTGGCTCGAGCGGCGCGTGGCCGCGGCCGAGTCGGTGGCCGAGAAGTACGTGCTCATGATCCTAATCGAGGGCATCTTTTTCTCCTCCTCCTTCGCGGCGATCGCCTACCTGCGCACCCACAACCTCTTCGTCGTGACGTGCCAAACCAACGACCTCATCAGCCGCGACGAGGCCGTGCACACGAGCGCGTCGTGCTGCATCTTCAACAACTACCTCGGCGGGGAGCGGCCGCCGCCGGCCCGCGTCCACGAGCTGTTCCGCGAGGCTGTGGAGATTGAGCGCGAGTTTATTCGGTCACGCGCGCCGCGCGGCAGTCATATACTTGACGTGGAGGCTATTTCTGCGTACGTTGAGTACAGCGCGGACCGCCTGCTCGCTGCTATCCAGCTGCCTCCTCTGTTTGGCACCCCGCCTCCTGGGACCGATTTTCCTCTGGCCCTGATGACGGCGGAGAAGCACACGAACTTCTTCGAGCGCCGCAGCACCAACTACACGGGCACCGTGATCAACGACCTGTAGGCGGCGCCGCCCGCCCCCGCCTCCCGCCGACCCCTGTCTCCCGCCGGCCCCCGCCCTTGTCCCCTGCCCGCCCCCTCCCCGCGCGCACGGCGCAAATAAACACGCTGTCTGTTCACCGGAAACCGGCCTCTCGTGTCCGCGCGCGTCTTTATTGCCCGGCCGCCCGCCGCGGCCCCGGCCCCGCGGGGCCCTCGTCCCAGTAGTCCGCCAGCACCCGGGCGAAGGGGTGCGGGGTGGGGATGTGCCGCCAGAAGAGCCCCATCAGCGTGTCGGCCTCGGCGGCGCGGCCCACGGCGCCCGCGATGGTGTCGTACGCGAGCCTGGGGTCGGGGGGCTCCTGCGAGATGGGCACGCGCTTCAGCACGGGCCAGCGCCCGCGCGCCCGCGGGGCGATCGTGGCCACCACGTGCCTCACGAACTTGCGCTCCAGCACTCCGCCGCGCGTCTGGGACGCGGGCAGCAGCCGCAGCGCGTCGGCGCACGTCTGCGTGATCGGGGGGTAGCGGGAGGTGTACTTCATGCGCACGCTGTGCGCCTCCACGGTCGCGGGCGTCGTGGTCCCCCGCGGGTCGTCGACCGCCGGAGGCAGCCGGCGCCGGGGCCCCCGCGGCCGCGGCGCCGGGTCCGCCCCCGGCCGCGGGGCCTCGGCCTCGTCGGTCTCGGTCCCCTCCGTCTCGGTGGTCTCCGTCTCGGTGGTCGTGGACTCGGCCTCGGCCGCGGCCGCCGCGGCCCGCCGCAGCCGCCGCACCACCTGCTGCACCGAGCGCAGCGCCGGCGGCCGGTGCAGGTCCGTGTGGCAGCGCACGAACGTCGCGAGGAACTGGCCGTACGTGAGCCCCAGCGACGCCAACACGTCGCGGCAGCGCAGCGTCGGGGGGAACAGCGGCGCCGCGTCCAGGATCATGTCGCACCCCATGAGGATCATGTCCGTGTCCGTCGTGTAGACGTGCGCCACGGTGTTGGTGTGGAAGAGGTTCGCGCAGACGTCGTCGGCCTCCATCTCGGCGGCGTCGACGTACGCGTAGCCCAGGGAGCGGACGAGGCCCACGCACACGCGGTGCGCCAGCTTGGGCGCGCCGGCCCGCGCGGCGGCGGCCGCCGCGCGCCCGGCGAACTCCTCCGCCGCCCCCTCCTCCTCGTCGTCGCCGGCCGCCGCCGCCGCGTCCGCGTCTGCGCGCGGCGCGGGGTACTCGTACGCGCCCAGCACCTCCTCCTCCGAGGCGTACTCGTCGCCGATGAGCCGCCCGAGGCGCCCCGAGCCGCCGACCGCGCGCATGGTCTGCGCCACGATGGCCTTGGCGCCCCGCGTGGCGCGCCGGTCCCCGTGGATGCCGCGGTCGGCCACGAAGATCGGGTAGTAGGAGCGCTTGAGCAGCATCCGCAGCAGCGAGAAGAAGCAGCGCGCCGTCGCGGCGGCGTCCCCGCCGCCACTGCCGCCGCCGGGCGCGTCGCTGTAGAGGCGCTCCATGAGCGTGTACATCACGTTCCACAGGTCGACCGCGATCGGGGTCATCACGCCCGGCGGCGTCGTGATGGCGTCGTGCTTCACCAGCCGGTTGCCGTACGCGTAGCGCAGTAGCTTGAACAGCCCCATCGCCCCGCGCGGTCTCGCCTGCCCCGCCGCGCGCGCGGTGACGATTGCGGGCCCCCGCGCGCACGCCCGCTTATAGGCGCCGGGGCCCGCCGCGCCGCCACTTGATACGCCGAGCCCGGCGAGTGTGTACTTAGCCGCCGCGGGCGCGGCCCGCCCGGTATAAAGCGCCGCCGCCGCGGCCCGGGCCCCGCTCTGCGACCGACCGCGCGCGCGATGAGCGGGAGCGACGCCGGGGCGCCCGCCGCGATGCGCTCCCCCCCGCGGCCACACGCCGACGATGGCGACGCCCGCCCGATCGCGAGCGCCTCGCTCATCGGCCGCCAGCTGGCGGACGTCGCCGCCCTGCTGAGCCCCTTCGGCGCCTCGCTGCGGAACGCCTTCCTGGTGTTCAGCCGCGAGGGCCTGCTGGTGCACAGCGGCCTCTACGACGAGCAGGTGTACGTGGCCGTGCCCGCCGAGAAGTTCACCTCCTTCCAGTGGGCCCCCGCCCGCGAGGACGCGCGCGTCGTCTTCCTCGCCAACGTCGACAGCCGCCGCGGGCTGCTGGACGCCTTCCGCGCCGACAAGCGGCGGCGGGTGCAGAACGTGGCCTTCCTGATCTCCGGCGAGCCGCCCGCGAGCGTGCTGACGCAGGTCACCTACTTCCGGGAGGCCGACGCCCTCGCGCAGACCAGCCTGGTCAAGCACGAGCTCGGCGAGTACGCGATCATGCTCCCGACGCGCGGCGCCGACCTCGCCGTCGCGCTCTCGCGGCCGCAGCTCTCGCGGCTGCAGGCGGTCGCCAAGGACCCCGGCGAGGCGGTGGCGTTCTCCTACCGGCGCGCCCGCTGCCTGCGCGCCGAGTCCGCCTCGGGCCGGGCCGTCTTCGCCGCGCGCCCCGGGGACGGCGAGCCCGCGGGGGCCGCGCCCGACCCGGGCGCCGGCAGCGAGCGCATCCTCGCCCGCGCCCGGGGCGCCGCCCGCCGGGCCGCGCTCTTGGAGGCGCGCTGCTCCGGCGACGCGCCCGACTTCCGGCTGGAGCTGGAGTCCCCCTCGGGGTTCCGCCGGCTGCTGCAGAAGGTGCGGCAGGTCGGGGGCGACGCGCTGCTGCGCTTCTACCTGGCGCCGGGCGCCGCCATGCTGAGCGTGTCCACCGCGGCGCCGGAGGGGCTGACCGTGTTCTTCTTCTGCCGCCCCGCGCCCGCGCCCGCCGCCGGCGACGAGGACGAGGACTACGGCGGCGATGACGACGGCGACGGCGAACGCGGCGCGGCCCGGGCCGCGCCGCGGCCCCCCGCCAAGCGGCCCGCCGCCGCCCGGGCGGCCCGCGGCGACGGCGCGCGCCGCCCGGCCACCGAGGCCCGGGCCCGCAAGCGGCCCCGCGCGGCCGTCGCCGCGGGCCCGGACGCGAACGCGAATGCGGACGCGGACGCGGCCGCCGGCGCGGGCCCGAGCGGCGACGGCGACGGGGACGGCGACGGCGAGGGGGGGACCGGGGGGCCCTGAACGAGGGGACAATAAAGCGAGCAATAAAGGACGACCTCGCGTCGCGCCGCGTCATTTTTCGGGGACCGGGGCACCCATGCTGGCGTCCGCGCGGGTGAGCGGCTGCGCGGGGGCGAGGGCCGGCTGCGGCCCGTGCGCGCTCGCCGCCACGGGCGCGCTGGCGGCCATGGGCGCGCACGCCGGCCTGATGGCCGCGGCCTTGGCCGCGGCGGGGCGCGCGAGCGCCCCGGCGGCGCTTGCCGCCGCGGCGGCC